CTTGATGACCCGATTCGCGCCAATCCGCTTGAGCAGCTCGGCACCCGGACCAGAACCCATATCGGCGAAGCGCAGATCCTCGCGCAGCGCGGCATTGTTCTGGGCGATGCGCTGGCTGGCCTCCATGCCGATGTACAACGGAAACACCGGACCATCGCTGGAGAAGCTGATGAAGCCGGAGCTATCAGGATTCGTCGCGCCATTGCGGATCAGCGTGGCGGCGGCAACATCGAGCATCTCCTGCGTCAGCTCGGAGGTAGCCTGATTCAACGCCTGACCAACCGAACCAGTCTGAATCCAGGGCAACTCGTTCACACCGCTCGGAATCGTCTCCACCTGAGTGAAGGACGAGTCGGCCACCGCCTTGATGGCGTACTTGGCGAACATGTTCTGGTAGCGAGTCTCCCACGAACGCTGAGCGCGGATCGAGAGCTTCTCCAAGTACACGCGCAAGAACGCCTCGACGCGATGGTCGAAGGTCAGATCGTCCTTACACAGGAGCGGACCTTTGAGGGCGAAACGCTCAGGCCCCCAGGTGACAGCGTTATAGCCGACCGGAACGTCATTGTAGGTGACATCGCAAGCACCACCGTTATCGCCGGGATTACCGCTGGCGAGGGTGATAGCAGACCACTCCTCAGCCGCAGTCGGCTCGATGGAAGTGGTGGTGAACGAGGTCTGGGTCAGACCCGTACCCTGAGGATACTCGCCGCGCTCGATGAGGTTGAGCCACATCGAACGGTACGAGGCGCGTTTGTAAACGTCCTGCGCGAGCGACTCAGTCGCAACGGCAAAGGCGTTGAAGACATTGGGACAAGACATGAGATGAAATATGTAAACCGACGTTATCTATCGGTAGGCCATCTATTCCACCACACAGTGGATGATTATCCTACCTCCTCACCGATGCGGAGCGTCATTGCCGCTTAGACAGTTTTGCGATGGCTGACCAAGCCGCCGCCTTGCTTAGGGTCGATGAGCGGACTGACGCATATGAATGGCCGCAATGTCAATCAGAATAGTGGATGATCGGGAATCTCGTCCGTTAGTTCCGACTGCTCCGCCATGTAGCTCTTGTACCCGCAGAGTAGGCCAAGTTTATGTGGCTGGATGATCTGCTCTCTGGCGATGAAGCCTCTGAATGTGTACGGACCTGGGAAACTTCCGGTCATTAGCGCGTAGAAATCCACGCCGTCCGTCTTCTTCCCCTTGCGCGCATCGACTAGTAGCTTTCCAGTCTCGTACTTGGTCGTTTTGACATCGATGCGATATCCCGGCGGTGGTGGGATTGTCGCGTCGTAGAGCGGATGCGGAGGATCGCGGTCGGTATCCAGATCAGGATACACATTGAACAACTTGCAGAACGCTATCTCGCCGCATATACCCTCCAAATCCACAGTCGCAGAATCCTGCGCGCTGATCTTCAGGTTGGTAATGTTGAAATGACGGTTGTTGCCGTTGCGATTCTTGGCGATGAAGTGGGCCAACTTCCTCTCAGCGGTTGTTAAAGATACAATTTGACCGATTTTGATTTTGTTTAGCATGGTCAAAAAGTCGGAAAATTTTTGAGGGGGGTATCGTAAACGAAGCCCACCCGCAAAGGGGGTGCCAGGTCCTACCCCATAAACTGTGCCAAGCCTAGGAAAAAGAATCCTTTTCTATCATAAGCAAAACTTATCCTGACCATAAGACAGCTTGCGACGCACAATGTGTGTTATATTCACTTGTCGGTAGGTTCAACCCTGACTTCGTTTCTGTCAGGTAACGCGCCAAGGATGTTGATTGAAACGCTCGCTTGTTCACCTTGTTCACTCCAGCCGAACACAAGCGCGCTGCGCTTCGCGACGCTTCCTAGGATTTGCTCCCGTGTTGACTCGTCTTTAATGCCTTCCAATGCGTAGGAGTCTATGCGTTCGAGCGTTGAAGCGGCATCCGCAGCAAGCTTAGACCGGACTAGTGCGGAGAGAGCTTCGAGACTCTTTTCTGTCTTTACAGAAATTTCTGAAGAGAGAATTGCTTCCGTCTCTCTCCTCAATTTCGTCACACCTTCTCTGGATGCCTTGCTCTTCAGAGTATCGACGTTTAGTCCTAGTTGCTCTCCAATCGCTTTCCAGCCCTTTCCCGAGACGTAGAGAGCCTTAGCCTTTTCCCATTCTTTGACGGTCATTCTGGAAGGTTGACGGGTTGACCCTGTGATTGCAACCGCTTGCATCGCCTTTTCGCCCCATCAAAAACCCTCGTTTTCCTAAGGAATTCCCTCGTTTTCCCTTCCATTAAAACTTTTTCAAACTTTTTCTTTGACTCCCCACCACGTCCCCCCTAGTCTGTCCTCACCAATGAAATCCGCGCTTCAAAAACTCCTTTCCGCCGTGGCCATGGCCATCACCTACGCTGCCCTAGGTTACGCCTTCTTCTTCATTTTCTTCCGTTCCCAATTCTGAACCTCAATCAAATCCCATGAATTATCCTGAACAAATCCCCGCCGCCTATTCCGCCGATTCCGCTTTGGAACGCGCCTATCGACTTGGTTGGAACCATGGCCACGGAATCGCTTGTCACAACACGCCGTCGATCGGCGACGCCATCGATCGATCGATCGACTGGACTGGACTTGGTAAAACCGTCACGCCGGAAAATATCGCAGAATACCACGAATTGCTTTGTTTCGCTGCGGAATCCGGTTCCCGTGAGTTTTCACCCTTCGAATTCATCGCCCATGAATTCAACGAATCCGACGATTCCGAATCGCTTTGGGAAGCTTTCGAATCCGGCGTTGCCGATTCTATTCGATTCGATTTGAAGTCCTATTCCTACTCCGAATTGGTTTGATTCCCGATAGACAGGCTTTCGGAAACGGAAGCCTGCAATCGGTAATCACGCCGAATCAAAAGCAATCCCATGAAAGAATCCTTCGCCGAATTCTGTCGCCGTATTGATCGAATCCCCCGTGTTCGAAACGAGGGAAAAGCCCACGAATGCTACGCCGTTCTCCCGTTCCCCGATTCGGAACGCATCGCCGCTTTCAACCTGTCGGACTACTATGTTTCCGCTTCCGTTTCCGGCCCGTGCCTTGAATTCCGTCCCCGCATCAACCTCTCAAAGTAAAACTCCCATGATTCTAATCTCCCGAACCTTCGAAGTCGTCACGCCAGAATCCGCCGAATTCGGCGAATCCGACGACGCCGGATTTATCTGTCAATCGGAGCCGGTTTCCTTCCGCGAGCTAGTCGAATTAATGCGCGCGCATCCAATCCCTTCCTCTTCGCCGTGTGAAGGTTCCCGTTGGGATTGGCTTTCGTCCTATCCTGAGGAAAACTATCGGGATTGTTCCAATCGGACGGAATCCCTTCATTACGACAAGTCTAATCCGCCGTCGCGTGACAAGTACTGGCGAAAAGCCATGGCCATTGCAGGAATCCGTGTTCGCCGCTGATTCCCTGCGTCAATCCGTTCGAAAGAGTGGATTGCAGCGGCGAATCAATCGCCGAATCAAAATCAAATCCCATGACCAAATCCGACGAAATCCAAATCCTATCCGCCGCCGCCGATAGTCTCGGTTCCGATAGTTACTGCGGGCAATGGCTCCGCGAGCAAATCCCATTTATCGAATCCGACATTCAATCGGACATTGAACCCGGAATCCTTGCCTCCGCCTCAATCCAAGATTGCGCGCGCAAGTGTTTTGAAATGCGCGGGGAGGCGATGCGCGACAGGTCCAAAATAATCCAAGATGCGCGCGATGAAGCGGAACGGATAATGGAAAACGCGCTGAAACTGGCCGATTCTATTCGTTCCGGTCTACGGCGCGACATTGAAAATGCGTTGCATCAAATCACCAAGATTTGATTCCCCGCGCGAGCCTATCGGCAACGGTAGGTTCTGGCGGGCAATCACGCCCGAATCAAAATCCAAAATCCCATGACCGCTCAATCCATCATCACAAAATCCGAAATTTGCGCCATGCTGCGCGCATTCGTCGCGCAACGCTCCGGCCTAGACTGGCGCAATTATGCGTCCGATTGGCGCGATAATGCCGGAATGTCTGCGCTTCGATCCGACAGAAACCGAATCCTTCAGCATGGACGCGACGCGCGCGCGCTTCTCGTTTTCGTTGAGCATTCGCCTATGCCCGTTGAATTCCTCATGCGCGAGCTTGAAACCGGACGCCTAACCTTCGATTCCGCGCGCGGGGAATTGGACTATTGCGCGGGACAATATTTCGCCATCGAATATCGCGCCGCAGTATGCCGGACACTTTCGAACGCCATCTGGCGTTTCTATCGGGACAACGTGACGCCGGACGTTCGGAAATTCGCGCGCGAGACGTTCGGACGCGGCATTGCCTCGCGCTGGTTCAACTGAAAACCCTTTCCCCGCGCACCCATGAAATTCATTCGCTCCCTGTCTTTCGAAGAGGCGTCCGATTTGTGCGAAGAAATTGGAACACCTGCACCGTATCCGAATTATGCGCGCGACTTGAAAAACGGCACGGCTGTTCGATGCCGAAAAGAGCCGGAAACGGGCCGTTGCTTCTTTGAATTGTGCGAATATCAGCCGGAATAATCCGGCCCATCCTCCGCGCTTCATTCGCAAGAGTGGAGCGAAAGGGTAGGCCACCTATCCGCAACTAAGGCATACAAAATGAATCCATTGAAACACACCCCCGGCCCGTGGAATGTTGATGGCGACGCAACGGTTTATGGTCCGCGATTCTCAATCGCGAATGATAAAG